GCATCATGGCTTGCAGGTCACTGTCAAGCACATCGTTTTTCAGCTCAGCAATTTCACCAGCTTGAAACAACCGCTGTCCGGCATCGTCTACAGCCTTGGTCACCAGCAGATTCAATGCAAAACCATTGGGGTCATCGCCGCCAGGCATCTTTTGTGCACGCTCGCGTTCTGCCATGGTCAGCGCCGTAGCGTAAAACTCAAACGTAGATCCATCGTTGAGTGTTACAACGCGCTTAATTGGCTGAAGATTGGCTGCTTTTTTGAGCCGTGCCAGTGCAGATGATGCCATGCAATAAATGTGGGTGGCCCCAGCATAAGCCGGGGCCGTTCAACTATCAAGCGGAAGTGCTGAAGTCAAAAGTAGGTGCACCGGCCGGACGGAAAGTGATCTCCACTTGCTGAGCATCATCGGGATTGATGTTCAGGCTGGCGGTCAGCAGCACAGCATCCATGGCAATGGAACGACTGAGCGCTTCAGTGCCTTGCTTGTCGGTGTACAGCTTGAAGCCGCAGCCAACCTGCTGACGCTGCAGCACATCCTCCACCATGCGATTGGACAGCGCAGCGTCCTCGTTGGTGACGTAGATCGTTGCGGTACCGTTGCCATCGGCAAAGCCAGGGATATATGCACGGAAAGGCGCATACTGGCCAGCGGTTTGGCCGATGGTGGTCACGTCGATTTCAGCGCGGCTGATCTCAAACGACCATGACTGCACTTGGCCAACGGCGGCATAGTCGGCGTAGTACACCTCGAACTCGTTAGGTGCCACGGCTGTGCCGTCGTCGGTGATGGCAAGGATGGTACCGCCAGCAGCGGTGGATACGGTCAGCGCGCCAGTGGCTGCGGTGTAGCTCAGCACGTAGTAGGTGGTAGCTGCATCAATCGGAGACGGCAGCGTGCCGGAGCCGGAGCCGCCAGTCTGGCTATTGATAACGCGGAACTTGACCGGATCGCCTGCCTTGAAGTTCAGGTACGGCTGAACGGTGATGACATCAGTGCTGGCATTGACGCCGGATTCAGGGAAGTTGCCGTTGGTGCCGGCGGGTTTGTAGTAGAGAGCGCCGGACGTACCGGACAAAACAGTAACAGCCATGTTGTGAACGGTAGTGGCTAGATTCAGTCTAAATAGGCTTCAAACGTAGCAGTTAGCTGGGTTTGAAAGTAAGGCTCAGGCGCTGCTGGTGTTACTTGCGCTGGCCCTGAAGCTGCGTCAAAGATAATGCTTGAAAACTTGGCGCGATCAAACAAATCCTTTAGCCGCTCTGCAATGGTGAAATTAGCAGCAGTGCCTTGACCCTGCGGCGTAAAGACATTGACCACCAGCGTGCCAGTCTGGCGGTTGAAGCCAACGCCACCAGTCGGCAGCAGCGTCGCGTAGTTGTTATCGCCAAAGCGGATGAACACCTGCACCCATGGCGTGTTGTTGGGTGGCGTGAATGGCACGTTCTGATAGCTAACCGAATACGCAGGCGACAGCGCCATCTGCGTTGCAATGCGCCCTTCAATGGCGGCACGAACATCGTTGTAGGTGCTGCTCATGATTCCCTCCCGATGCGATCAGCGTTGACGCGCACAAAGCCTTGGATGTCTTTGGCGATGCCTTGCACCCACCCTGCTGGCGCTTGCTTGCTGCTGCCATTGGCAAGAGACTCTGCATACGGCAGATTGTTGTGCACGCTGTACACGTTGCCGAGCTTTTCTTGCTGGTAGTTCATCCTGCGCAATGGCACGATTAATCCGCCTGGCGGAGATGTTTTTGAGCGATCCGCATTGGAAGGCTCTTGCTGCGGTCCGCCGTCGTAAGAGCCCGCCGCATTCTCCCCTACCTGCCAGCTAACACGAAACCGGCCAGTATCAACAGGGCTTGCTTGCTTGAGGCGGCTGTCGGTCTCTAGCACAGCAACGCGCAACAGCTTTTCAAACTGCTGCTCAGCGTAGTTGCCAATATCGCCGACCTTGATTTCGCGCGCCATTATGCCCTCAGAATCAGCTCGTAGGTGATCGGGGTGTTGTCCTGTTCAATCGTACGAACCTCGATCACCTGATGCGTTACGGTGCTAATTAGCACTTCATCAGCCGTGGTAGGTGCGTTGGCAATATCAGCCGCTGCAATCAACAGGCGCTTGTCGCCAGCTTGGATTAGGTCATTAACCTCGCGCAGGTTGACATCTTCCAGCACACCGCGCACTGTAGTGTCGGCGGTGGTTTCAGTGACGGTGCCAGTGGTGGCGTTATACGAGCCAGTTGTTACCCGGCGGATGGTGGCAACACCGCCAAACTTTGCCATCAGCTTGCTGGCAACCTTGCGTAGCGGGCTAGCTAATGCCATCAGGCAACCTGCACTGCTGTAAGGATAATGCCAGGGATGGAAGGATGCGCTGGTCCCGATGGCGACGAAGGAAGCGATTGGATACTAGCGGCTACGTTTGTGGTAGACCAGATCAATTCCAAGTAATCATTAGCGGCAAGTTTTAGAACATAGTTCACGCAACCAATAACGTGGCCATCAACGCCGCCATGGCTTGAAATGATGCTGAACTTACTGTCGCTAGCCGGCACGTCGCCAGCGCTGCTTTCATTGTTCTTGCGCAGCCAGATATTGATGTCGTGAATCGAGTTGCTTGTGTTCACAAACTGGACAGAGTAAGTGACGCTGTAAACGCCTGCCCTAGAAAAGGTGACTCGTGAGCCAGAGACAATGCTTATCCCACGGCTATCAGCATCCGTTGAATTAATGCCAATCGAATAGGCAGTGTTAGCAGCCGCTGCAATCTGCTGAGTCGTGTCATAAAACGACCCCCACAACATTTGGTTGCGGACTGTATCAAGACCACTTGTGAACGGATTGAGCTTAAAGGCCATTGCTCAGCTCCGAACAACGGTAAGCAGATTATTGTTGCCATCATAGGTCATTGTCAGCACTGCTACGGTTTTGCCGCTTGTACCGCCACGTTTGTACGTTGCAGTTAGCAAGTTATTTGCGCCGTCGTATGTATTGACAATGCAATCATGTGTCGGGATTTCAAGCCCCTCGCGGCTTACCGCATCACCACCACCAAGAAAGGCAAGAGCCATGATCAGATCCGGTACGCAATAACTTTGCCGCTAGCCAGGGTCACGCTGGTGAATACACCTTCAATCTCGTCGCCTGCGCCAAGCGGTACGGAGGTAAACGCATTGCCAGTTGCATTCTGCACGGTAGCTGTGCTGATTACGGCATCCGCAACTGCATACAGCTTGTAAAACCTACCGGCGTGGGCGGCGGTATCGCTAATGTACTCAAAACCTATGCTGTACTCGTCCATGGTTAGCTCCTGCGGATAGAGAAGTTGCCTGGTCCGCTAATTCTAAGCCCTGTGAGGTATCGCTCCATCAGCGGCGGCACCTTGTCAACACCAACAGCGCCGTAACCGAGGTTAGGAGTCACGTCAATGCTGCCAATCTTGACGTTCTTGTAGTCTTCCAACCCGCTTAGCCCAATGCCATCAGGGTTGTTGTTGAGATAAGTAGCCAGCACAACTTGCGCATACTGCACCTGCTGCGGAATCTCAGTGTCCGTGTAGTAGTCCGTCGTGATGCGAAACGGAAAGCCGACAGCGTACGTATTGATGTAGGTGTCAGGCTTGCGCACGCCAGTACGCGGCCACTGCAATGCCTGCGTATCGGTAGCGCGAGCACCTAGGAACCGCTCACGGTCCAATCGTTGGGTAGCGGTAAACAGCGCTCGATTCTTTTGGTCAGTAGTAGCTGATGCCCATGCCGTCACATCAGCATCTTGCACAAAGCCATCAATGATTTCCTGCGCTGCTGCCAGCGTCAGGTAGGAGTTTGCGCTTGCCGACCCTACGGTTGCGTTGATTGCTATTGCCATCGTTGGGTGGCTCCGTCATCTCAAGTTTAAGTGTGGGCTCTGCAATAGAAAGAGAGGCTGCCTCCGCAGAAGCAGCCTCTAGTTCACGCAGTCGCCGGAAGGCGAACATGCCCATCAGACGCGCTTCAGCAGCACGGTCAGGATCACACCAGCCAGGGTGGTAGTGGTGCCGGTGACATCAAGAGACAGGCGATCGCCTGCATCAAGGGTCAGGTTGGCAGTGGTGCTGGTCAGGGCAGGAGTTTGCTCAGTCAGAGCGGTGCCCTTGAGGTTGATCTTGGTGGTGCCGAGCAGGTCATCACCAGCAGTGGCGGCCTCAGTGCCTTGGCAGCGGCGAACGGTGCCTGTAACGGTACCAGCGTCGTCGCCAGCAACGGCGTGCACTTCACGCACTGCAACCACTTGGCACTTCACCGGAGCAGCCCAGAATTGCACGTCGGCAATCGAGGATGCGCCGTAAAAAGTGGCTTCGAGATACTGCTCGGTGGACAGTTCAAACTGGGAAGGTTGTGCCATGGTTAGTTACCTCAATCGAAGTTAGAGGTGTTGGTGGCGCGCACGATGCCGAGGTTCTTCAGCTCGTACACCTTCGACCAGTTAGCAACCGTCTCCAGCTGAGCGCGAGTGGGGTTGGCAGTAGTCACCGCCCACTTGGCGCCAACGGGGTGG